GTCAGCGTATAGCCCGTAACGGCGAGCATGCGCTGCAAGCCGATATCCGAGGCCTTGAGGCGCAGCACAATCATCTGACAGCCGATGTCCAGGAACGGATACTGATACATCCGAGCCATGGTCTCGCGCGTATACCAGCCGGAGCCGGGCAGGGCCGCGACCGACATCTCGATCAGGCCAAACTCAGGCTCCCAATTATGATAAACGGCGCCGGCAACGATACGCCCATCGCCATCGAGCACCCCGATCGCCTTGCAATTGGCGAAGCCGCGTTCGCAGTGCGGGATATGCTCCGCGACCCACTGCGCAACCAGATCATGGCTGGCGTATGCGTACATCATACATTCACACCCAGGGTCTCGTAGGTCGCGCCGATCGCGATCAGTTCGACGTCGGGCTTGACGCGCTGCGAGACCGTGACCTGCACGACCGGCGAATGGCTGTAGCCTGTCATGCCGATCGACACCCAGTAGGTGTTGCGAATCTCCGCCAGCCTGGGCGGCGCGGCCTGATCCCACTTGGCGACGTCCCACAGCCCCTGGTCCCAAACGTCAGCGCCGGCCTGATCCTGGCCCGATGGCGGCGCCGGCGGCAATTGGACGAGATAATCGACCATCGACGCCAGTTGCGGCAGGAACGGCTCACCGCTGTCCGAGCGGAAGGTTGCCCGCGCCTGATGCCATGTGACCTCTGCGGCGCCGCCTTGGAAAACACTCCAGCCCAGTGCGAGCGTCGCGACGTAGGGCTTGCCGTCGTCCGTGCCGGTCTGGTCGGCCTGCATGATGATGCCGTCCTGCGTGCCGAAGAACAAATTCTCGCGCATGCGGATGAAACACATCGCATCCCAGCCGGTGAACCGCGTCCAGGCATTCGTGCCGTTGTTAAAGGCTGCGCACCTGGTCTGTCCCGAAAGGCCGCCGGGCCAGGTTACGAAGATCCCGCCATACTCGTCCCACTTCTTCATCGTCCACGGCAGTGTGCGCCTTGCCGCGACCTCGTCGCGCCACATGCTTCTGATCGGCATCGTGATCGCGGCCATGTCGAGGATGGTCACGTCCTTCGAAATCGCTTGCGAGACCGGAATGATGCCGTCGATCGTGGCAACCAAAAGATCCGCGCCGACCTGAAGGTGCGCATTCATGCCCATGGGCGGGGACATGGAATAAAGGCCTTCCTGCTGCCAATTGCTGGCGGTAGAGGGATCCGTGCCGGAGAACACGATGATCTCGCCCATGTCCGTCGCGAACACGCATTTCTGGCCGATGCCGTCGCCGGCATCGAGCGACCAGGTGGCGCCGAATAGGAGTTTGCCGCCCTTCGAGGCCGCGCCCGACAACGGGATCATGGCGAGCGCGCCTTCGATCGCGTCGATCGGCAGATACCAGGCGTTCATCGAGCCGCCCTCGATGAAAAACCATCGATTGCGGTACTTCCAGACGTAGGTGAGATTCTCGCCGTCGACGACCGTGGATCCCGGCGGCCCGGTGATCTGATTGCTGTTCAGAACCGTCCAGGTGGACCCGTCGAACCGGAGCGGAAAATCGCCGGCATCGTTGACGACCATCAGATAGTCGCCCGAGGCGTTGGCCATTTGCGAGGCGCAGTAATTGCCTGAGGTCTGGCCCGATTTGACAAGCGTCGGCGTGCCGTTGGCGGTGACGTCGTAGAGTTTCGTGGCATTGCCGGCGAACATCTTCTGCACATTCGCGCTCGTATACTCGAAGGCCGAGATCACCGGCGTCGTTTCCGGGAGTTCGCACCAGCGCAAGCACCCGCCGCGCAGCGCCACGCCCTGCAGCGTCGGTTTCCAGTTATCGTGGATGATGGCCGAACCCGGCGTCATGGCCGATAGGTTCTGGCTCGTCGTCAAGCCGTTCGTCGGCGCCGGGATACTGATCGCCTGCAGCTGCTGGGCGAGTTGCGCCGGGACGGGGGCGCGGCGGAAGGCAACGTGCGTGCTCATGCGTCACCGGCCATGCGGGGGGGGGCGGCCAAGGTTTTAGCGGGGGGCATCCTTGGCCGCCGCGCGCCATTGTGGGGACTTATGGCGCACATCTTAATTCTCCTCAGTTCGGCAATGCGATGCCGGCAAAGTTCAGCAACACGCCCACGACAATAAGGCACGCGATGACGACAAGGACGACCGTGAGGATTTTCTGAATCTGCGCCGGCAACGGAATTTGCGTGATCACGTACCATGCCAGCGAAAACAAGATTGCGACAACCAGCAGCCAGATGATGAGATGGATCATGACTTTGCCTCCAATTCTGCAACACGCGCCGTCAACGTCTCAACCTTCTCCGCGAGTTCACGCACCGCATTGATCAACGCAAACGTAATATTGCTGGCATCGATAAGACGGAAGTCCTCAAACTCGATATCGCCGACCTTGAGCGGCTTGGCCGTGACGATATCGGGCATAACCAACTCAGCTTCCTGCGCCACGAGTCCGACATGCGTGCGCGCGAGAATGTCCTCTTCATACTTTGTCGCGGCTTTGAACTTGTACGCGATGGGACGCAGCTTGACGATCTGCGCCAAGCCGGTCGGGTAATCTTTGATGTCTTGCTTCAGCCGCAGATCGGACGGATTGATCCACGTCGTACCGCTAGCCTTGGTTGCGTTCGCGCCAGAGATGACGAAATCGCCAGTGCGAGCAAGCGTCGCGACTACGGTTTGCGTGAGGGCCGCTCCCGCAGCGACGTTTGATCCGTTGTTCCACGTCCACTGGCCGTTGACGGTATCGTACACGACTTGTCCACTGTATCCGCCGGTCAGAGATTTCCATTGGGTATCGTAGTATGAGTTCCATGCGACCCACCCCCCGGTGCTCACGACATTGCCGACAATGATAGTTGGAAGCGACGGCGGTGACGGCGAGGCGGGACCGATAGTCAGGGAACCGGTCATAATATCGCCGCTCTTGGCGACTTTCGTATCGGCGTACTGCTTGCTTGCGGCCTGCAACGCCGTTGTCGGATCGCGCGGCAGGACGATATCCCCGCCGAAGGTCGCGGTGGTGCCCGTCAACGTCAGTGCGGTGTTGTAAGGCCCAGCCGTCGCCACCGCCGTGCGCGATGCCGTGGAAATGTTGAACGTCCATTGCCCAGCCGCCGCATCGAACGCCTGTTTCGCGACGTAGCCCGCGTTCCACGACGTTTCCGCTGCGGCGTTCGTGACGATGCCGTTGTGGAAATAGTTGCCGCTGCCGGTGCTGATGTCCTTCTTGACCGCGAAGCCGCCGGATTGATCCGTGCCGGACGGCGGCGCGCTGTCGGACACGCTCAAACGTCCGTTGGTGATGCTGATCTTGCCGTTGAAACTCTGCGTGTTCGCCACGGGGTCTATCGCGTGCATGGCAATGGTCGGCGTGATCAGCGCGTTCGCCGCCAACGACACGGTGCCGAAGTTCAACGAGTAGCCGCCGTTGGCCGGTTGGAAGAACACATACGCGGCATACCCCGCCCGCCACGCATAGGAGCTGCCGACAGAAGCGTAGGCGTTGAAACCGACTTGGCTCGGCACCGTCAGCTCGCCGTCCGCCATGATCGAGCCGGTAGTGCCGGTACGGCCCGGGTTGGACGGGTAGGTCGAGGTTCCGACAAACAGGTCGCCCGTGACCGCGCTCGGGTTCATCGCAGCCCACGCCAAGGAGCGGCGTACATAGCTCTGGCCGTCGTTAGGCGCGTCGAGAATCGCGCCCACGCCGGTCACGTCGGCCTGCGTCAGTACGACAGCGCCGGTGCGCGTGTTGAACGACGACACGCCCGCCGCGGCAGCCGGCACCACAGACCATGCCAAACTCTTTCGGCCATACAATTGTCCATCGTTCGGCGCGTCGCCGATCCGCTCGGCAGCGACTTCGCTGATCGCGGCCTGGACATCTGTGCTGGCGATGGCGTTGGCCGCATCCGGGGTAAACGTAATCGACGACGCCGGCCCGCCACTGCTGCCCGCAGGCCCTTGCGGCCCTGCCGGACCCTGCACGCCCTGCGGACCTTGCGGCCCCACCGGCCCCGCCGGACCCTGCAAGCCTTGCGACCCCGTCAGTCCAGGCGGACCTTGCAGACCTTGCGGGCCTTCGAGCGCAACGTTGAATGTCCCCCACCCGGTCGTGGGCGTCGCCGACGTTGTGGATCTCCCGATGATGATCGGGGACGGCTTGTCCGATCCCATGGCAATCGTGATGGCATCGCCGAAGGTCCCCATGTCCTCGGCATAGGGCGAACCCTTCTGTGCCTTCCACTGCCAGATAATGCCGAGCTTGAGAAGCCGCTCGTCAAGGCGGAAGGTATCGGTATCGGACAAGAACGCATCGCCAACGCCGCCCGAAGCCAGGGTCACGCAATTCCTGTCAAGATAACCGAAGGACGCCGTAGCACCCGCACTCATGGCCGGAAAGATGTGGATCTGCCCGCCGTACATCGTCCACTCGCCGGTCCCATCGGTGGCGCCCGAGGCCCGCCGGCGCATCCATTCGTCGGTATCGGGGATAAACCGCGCCGGCACCTTGGTCGAGGTCGACAGCCACACATTCGACGTCAGCAGCATGCGCTTGTAGTTGGCGGGCAGATCGAAGGCGGTCGTCGTCCCGTCGCCGGTCAGCGTCGCCGAGAGTTTGAGCTTGGTCCATTCGCGGTCGTCGTAGGCGATGCGCTGGGCCATCTCGTTGGCCAGAGCCAGCATCTCCTGCATGGTCCGGTTATTGCCGATGTTGGTGAAGATCGACGACGGCGGCAGCATGCCGGCCACGCCGACCGCTTGAACCACGTCCCTGATCACCGCCAAGATCGTCATGTCAGGCTGCCTTCGGTTGACACTCACGCGCCATGCGCTCGAGGACCTTCCGGTTCAAGTCGCCCTTTGGCCTGTGATCGGTATGAGCGGCAATGTAGTCGCACAGCTGCTCGTTGGTCATGCCGTCGAATTTGGTGTCGGGTGATGCAACCGGCTGCGCCTCCTTGAGCCGTTTCATATCCTCCTCGAGGAGTTCGTTGCGCGCCTTCAGGGCCTCGATCTCGGCCGCCGCCTGTGTGCCCGCGGCCTTCTCCTTGCTCTCAAGGATGTAGGCCTCAGCCCGGTTCTTGAGGTCCCGGCCATTGTGCCCGAGGTTTTTCAATTCCTGCCCGTCGATGCCGGCCAGCGCCTCGACCGTGTAGATGTTCTGCGCGCGGAGCTCGGCGCGGCGGGCTTCGGTGAGGAACGGCGCATAGGTGAGCGGCGTTCCCGCCTTCGTCTGCGCCGCGTGCATCTTGAATTGCCGGTACTGATGCGCGAAGCGTTCGGCGTAGGACACTTTCACCTGGTTGCCGCCGTATTGATCGGACGACCAGTGCGACATGGCCACGGCCGGGAAGACGCTGACGTTGCGCGAGCCCGGAAACCTGACCTCGACGATCTCCATGTCGTCATAGATCGGCCGGCCTTCGCTGGCCGTCTTTGCCTCGTTCAGGATCGCGTGATTCTTGAACATCACGACGAGGCTGGCATCGGGATCTTGTGGGGGCATTTATGTTCTCCTTCATTCCGTTTTGCGGCTGACAAAGCCAATTGCAATCTCAGCGGCTTTGCGCGCGGCCTTGGCTGCTTCCTTGGTCTCGAACAGGCCGAGATTCTGCAGTTTGCCATTCATTCTGATCTGCGCCTGCCAACACTTTTTGCCTGTATTCCAACAAACACCGATGACGCCGCTCTTATTGTTGGACTGAAATGCGCGATTTGAGCTGTTCAATGTCGGTGTCGCCTCACGCAAATTAGCCAAGCGATTATCGGCCGGATCGCCGTTGATATGATCAATCATCTCCGGGAACCGACCCGTGACCATCTTCCAGATCACCCGATGCGCCTGCATGGTCTGTCCCAACACCTGGCCATGACGATAGCCCCAGTTATTGATCGCAGTGAGCGCCTCTTTCTCGGCATAACGGGTGTTCCACTTTTTCCACGCACGTTCTGCGCTGTAGATGCGCTTCGTCGTGTGAACGCTGGGATCAAATGCAAACATTTCGATCGGTCTCGGCTTCCAGAAGAGTTTTCCGGTCTTAGGCTCGTAGCGCAGCAGTTCGCCCAGATCCATGTCGTCCTCCTGGGGTTAGGAGGACGACTATAGGCTGGGTGTTGTATTTATCAAGCGGCTGGGTTAGAGTCATAGAAGCGCCAGTTAAATAATGGATTCACTTGTGTGAGTTCCCCCATCCAGCCGATGAACTGCGCTATAGCATCCTTATCTATTGGCATCTGGCCGTCGCCCTCGAACAGTTTGTCGAAGTTCCGGTTCGGGTTGTAGCGGAGCCGGAACGAGTCGGTGTTGAGGCCGAAGGTCGTGTTGGAGGGCATGTTGGATCCGATGCCGCCGTCGAGCACGATCTCGGCGCGTTTGCCGGCGCCGATGTACTCGATTGCGGTGAATCCCAGCTGACCAAGCGAGGTCTCGTTGGTCTGCCGCTGGATGGCGATGGTTGCGGCATCGTAGGCGGCGTAGTGCTCGGGCGACATGATCAGGAGATCCGCGTACTGACGGCCGCGGGACTGCCGGGTCATAACGTAGTTCAGGAACGGCCTGATCGTGGTGCCGCTGACCTGCGTGCCGATCGCGGTGTTCATCGATTGGGCATCGTAGGTCTGCGTGCGCCAGATCGTGGCCGAGCCGCGATCGATGCCGCCATAGGTGCCGGTGTTGTTGACGATCGGCACCGCCGTCGCCAGCCCGGTGATCTGCTTGCCGCCGTTGGCCGTGCCGTCCGAGTAGATGCCGGCGTCCATGGTGTCCTCGAGCGCACGCTCGGCCGCGTCGATGTAGGCGTCGAAGACGTCGATCAATTGATTCTCGCCTTCGTTGTTGAGGATTTCCTGCATCGACAGGATCACAGGGACGACGACCATCTTGGGGTCGAAGTACGCGTCATTGAAGAGATCGAGCGCGGGATTCAGCAGCTGATCGTAGCCCGAGTACCATTGCGCGACCTGCTTGGAGATCTGCAAGGTCTGGCGGATGCGCGGGCCGGAATAGGCCTGCCACAGCCCCTTGCGCCGCATGAGCGCAAGCAAGGCGTTGTTATTGGACACCAAGTCCTGGTAGCCGGACGAACGTTGTTCGAGACTGAGCGAAAGGATCTGCTGGTATGACGCGTTGGTTTGGATATTGGCCAT